ATACTTATTTAGAAGAAGAACTAGATATTGAATGGTTCTCTACTGAAGAAGAACGAGATCAAATGTTTTCGGAGAACGAAGATGAGTAATTATTCATATCAAGAAATTGTAGAGGACGGCATATCTGTTTGTGCGTCTTGCGGTAATGCAAATATTAATTTCAATAAACCCCGACCAAATAAAAACTTAGATATGTCATATTGTTTTGACTGTAGTTATGCCGAGGGAACTATGACTTGTATGCCAGATGACGAATATTTTTATCCAGACGCTCAAATAACTTACAAAAAATTACAGGATACCGAAGATGAGTAAACCAGATTACAACAATATTGCAGTATGGGATTTACTTTTTTATAGATGTGATGATGACGGCAACGAACTCAAAGATGAGAATGGAAAAGTAATTACCTATAGAGCAGAAACAAATTGCGAGTATCTAGCAGAAGGATTAGATATTGACGACCTAGAGGAGAACGAAGATGAATGATTTATTTGATAAGTTTTTAAACAGTTTAAATCTGGAAGATGAGTCCGATTACGAGCTAGCAGAACGTATGGAACAATTTAAAAAGGAGAACGAAGATGAGTAATTTTTTAGAAGTAATTGTTGAGCTTACGACTATACTAATGATTGCGACAATTTTATATATAATGATAACCGAAGATGAGGACTAATCCTCGTCCTCGTCTTTTGCTTCCTCTGGTATAGGTCTGGCCTTCTTAGATTTCTTGACAATGGTTTCTTCAACAATTTCCCCGACTTCTATTTCCCCCGATCCCGACAAATCCTCAATTTCGATTCCCGACTTATGTTCTATAGCCTGCTTACCTAACAGATCTGCTAGCCTTCTTTCTACCTCGCCCCGACTCATTTGATCTACCTTCCCATGCAATACTTCCCGACGATCAACAATAAGGCCCCCGACTTTTAAAAGTAAATTCTGCGCGTTAATCGCCGCTGTAAAATTACCTGCACTCCAGGCATCATCTCTAAGCTTATACAAATCCTCAACTGCGCCCTCATGCGTAAGCTCAAATTTCTTTTTCGCTTCCGCCATCAATCTTTCATACTCTCGATACACATGCTGATATTTGCCGTTAGGCCCCATGTATCTGCTAACAACCTTTGGATTCTTAAAACCTGCCTTCTTTGCAGCTTCCGCAAAAGTCAGCGTAGGATCGTTGACTGCATTCCAAACTAACAAACGCTGACGCTTGGTTAGATTTTTTTCGTTATGATTCATATACTCAACTGGCATATCTTCTGCATCTGCAAGTGTAGGCTCAACCTTCACTTTCTGTCTGATCCTCGATTCGTCCTTGCTCATCTCTCACCTTATAGCTAATTAGCGTTCCGTTAAAATACCTAACTAATTCTACTACATCTGGTCTTTCTAGCAAATCGATAACTTCTGGCGGTAAAACTTCCCGACATTTCTTAACTAATTTATACATATCTTCTCCTACTTTTGTCAGAGCTCTTGACAAAACTCTGACAAAACTATCAGATGCTCTGAAACTACTACTAATACAATAAATAATTATATATATATTATTATATATATACCTATATATATACTTTTGTCATACTTTTCCTTACCCCCCCTTATATTTTACAATTATGAGGGGAATATAAGGGTTATTTAAGGGGTGTCCTGACAATATGACAAAACGCCTAAACCCTACTACTATCACCTTTACAGCTGTCAGAGACTTCTGACACTCTGACAAAACTAAGCCAAATCGCGCGTGATTCGACCCAAAAGGGGGTACTTTTGTCAAAGTTTTCTGACAAAACTATTCGGGATCTTTTTCTTCTGTTAGGAACTCGGGGGTAAAGATAATTTCTTTTTCTAAACCAAACTCTGCGTTGAGGATGTCGTCAATTTTTCTAACGCCTTCTTCGACCGATTGCGCGTAATTGAGAGTTTCGGTTACGCCGTAAGTAAAGATAAGTAAGGCAACAAACTCTGCGTCAGCTCCTCTGGAAATAAAATCTTCAAAGAGTGTATCGAGTCTGCGTCGACCTTCTTCGATGGTTGGTGGGCCTTTCTTCATTTCTACTATCTTCATACCTAAAGTTTATCTTATTATTCTTCATATGGGTATAGCCAGATGGGAGTAGTGTCCCCAACGTAAGATCCAGAGACGTTGTAATCAAAATATTCTATGGCTTCTAGCTCGCTCATGTCGTGATCTTTAATAAGAATATCGATACATTTATTGGCGTCGTAAATTAATCTGTGGCCGCCTGTTGCTATATCGTCAGCCATACCAATAATGGCTTCGTCGAATCCGTCTGCTTTTAACATATTATCTCCAATAAAGGTGAGGTGTGTATCGTTGCAAGACTACACCTCAAAGTCCCTGGAGACGAGGATGAATAAACCTCGTCGCAACTGCACTTCTATTGTTTATACAAGCCGAATGATTGCCTGTTCGCGATTAGCCGTTGCCGTATTTCCAACGGCACTCTTCTTTGTAATCATCCCAGGTCTGTCTAATCATTCCTGGTGAATACAGATAATTGATGTCATACATGCGATCGCAAAACTCTTGAAAGTTATCGCAATCACCTACGACTATCTGAGCATCTGCTTGAATATCGATAAGTAAATCTCCTGTCTTACTCATATCTCCTCCTATATCTTTTTAGTGTAGTTACTACTACTAATTATTTCTGCAAACGCCACGCCGATAACTTTGTGGAGTTTACCCTCTAGCAAGAAAGCCTGTCTTTCAAACTCTTCTTGTTCCTTTGCTGTCATCTGACTCCAATCAACAATGACATCCTCTGGATTTTTAACAACTTGATTGACCCAAGCAATAACCACGTCAGACAATTCATGTTTGACTTTGGTTCTAACTGTAACTTTTTTGCCTTGGTACTCAACCATGTTAATGCGTTTTAACTTTTCTTTTCTCGACTTCAGCTAGATTGTTAACCATATCAACCAAACGATTTCTGTCGTTTTCTATCTGCTGCAAGTTTGCATCCGAGTTAGTTGTCTCCACCCCGCCTGATTGCAAATAAACTTTAATGATCTGGCATACCAGTTGTTGTAAGTAATCTCTGGTGTGGTCCATGTAATCTGACATTTTTTTATCTATCGTCATTTATGCTCTCCAAAATAAATATACCCTTAGTATATCAAAAGGTGTTTACAAAGCAACTTAAATTTTATACTATTAGTGAAATAATTAATTAGGAGAAGATTATGTCAATGACAGAAATAGATTTTATAAGGGAAGGTATGAAAGCTTTACAACCAGGATTGCCAGCTCCCAAGCATACTGCGGATGTAGAAGATGACATGCAATCAACCGAAAGGTTGAGCAAGTTTGTTGAGTACATTCGTCAACATCACCCAGCTTTATTTGAGCATGCTTATAAGGAGGCATCCAAATGACTATTAAGATAGATAAAAGATCTGACGAGTCTGCCTATATAACAGTTGGAGACGTAACTGTTTATGTTGAGCATTCACCCGCTGCTCCAGAGTTTATTCATATTTGGAAAAATGCAAACGAAGAAATAAAAAAACAAGCATACATTTTTAAAAGCGATGCTTGAGTTTCTTCTTTGGATCTTAGGGGTGATAGCCACTTACCTTGTAGGTGGCTTGCTTTATTTTATTTGGTTGATGAATAAACATTTATGAAAGAGCTAAAGAAAGAGCGAGAGGTTTTAGTAGGAGCTACATTTTATGTTGATGGTGTAGATCCAAACGCTGAAGGTTTACCAGATTTATTAAGAGATAAGTTTGAACAAGAGGTTGATAGGAACAAAATATTTTTTAGCATTTGTATTCCAGGCGATAACAATCAAATAGATTTAGAAAAACTAGCAGAAGAAAACAACGACTTAAGACATCAAGTTAAATTTTGGCAAGAGCTATATTTAAAAGCTATTGACTCAAAGTGAGAAAATGTCCTATATGCAAGGAAACAAAAGAATTGAACTCAGTTAATTTTCCCAATAGAAAACTAAAGAAAGCTCCGCCTTTTAGGTGGGAATGTCGATCTTGCTATAACGAAAACAAAAGAAACAAACCTTTGTACTGGGCGCATAAAATGTTATCTGGAGCGAGGCGCAGAACTTTAGATCGAGGTTGGCCTCCTTGCACTCTTAAGGCTCAAGATATTTGGGACGTATGGCCGCAAGATTTTAAATGTCCTGTTTTGAGAATTGAACTTATACATGGATACAAAGATAGATACAACTCTCCAACTTTAGAACGAATAGATAACAACAAAGGTTATGTTGTAGGCAACATTCTTGTTGTTTCTCATCGGGCCAACTGTATTAAAAGCGACGGCACTTGGCAGGAGATAATGGCAGTTGCAGAATTTTATAAACAACTAGAGGAAAAAGACGATGGCAAAAACTTGGATTAAAGAAAAAATACAAAGTATTAAAAAGAAAACATCTATTGGCGACTCAAGGCTTAGCCGAGGCGCTGGAACTAACAAACGTAAGACGCGTAAAAAATATCGAGGTCAAGGCAAATGAGAGGTGTAAATTATCCGTGCGGTTGGTTTGACGTTGAACAATTACCAGGGGGATCAAGAGAAAATGACTCAGTATAAAAAAAGTGTAGAGAAACAAAGAAAGAAACTTCAAGCCGAAGAAGATGATAAAAAAATAGTTTGGTATGAATATCAAAAAGGCGCTGGAGAACATTTTAGAAAAATTAAATATGCAAGCGGTAAAGAAACTAAAACTGATTTTGCAAATAAAGATGAAAAATAAAAAAGCTAAAACAATTAACAGGCTTGATCGAATTATGAAGTCTGGCAAGTTATCTAAAGTTGTAAAGAAAGTTTTTCCTAAAAAGAAAAAGAAGTAAATGCCGTTAAGAGATTACCAACAAGAAGCTTTAGATGCGTTGGAAAACTATATTGCTATAGAAGACGGCAACCCTTTGGTTGTCATGCCAACAGGCTCTGGTAAGTCTCATGTAATTGCAGACTTTGTTCTGCATATGAATGAACAAAAGAAACAAAAAACTTTAATTGTTTCGCACGTTAAAGAAATACTTTTTCAAAATTACGAAAAGCTACAAGATGCTTGGCCTTATGGAGATATAGGTTTGTATGGCAACAGTTTAGGAAGCAGGGATACAGATAACGATATTATCTATGCTCAGCTTCAATCAGTTTGGAACAAGGTGGATCAACTGCCCTTATTCGATCTCCTCGCTATTGATGAAGCGCATCTTGTTCCAAAAGACGGCGAGGGAATGTACCGCTCCCTCGTTGTCGCCCTTAAAGAACGCAACCCAAACTTACGCGTGGTTGGATTTACCGCTACTCCATACAGACTAAACTCTGGCATGTTAACTGAAGGTGAGGGATCTATTTTTGATGATGTCGCAATAGACTTTGGAAGTGGTGATAACTTTATTCGTTTGATTGATGACGGTTATTTATCACCCCTGGTAACTAAGTGTATGGATACTGAATACGAGTTAGAAGATATTGGTTTGAGAGGGGGAGAGTTTATTCAAACGGACTTACAAGCCAAGATGAACGACAGCGGCAGAACCAATAAAGCCATACAAGAAGTTTTAATTAAAGGCGCAAACAGAAAACAATGGCTTATATTCTGCGCTGGTATTAACCATGCAGAAATGGTTAGCGGCATTTTGAACGCTAACAATATAGCCTCTCGAGTGGTGACGGGAGATACCAATCAACTACAAAGAGATAAGTTAATAGCTGATTATAAGAAGGGAGAGATTAGAGCTTTGGTTAATTGCGATGTTTTGACAACAGGCTTTGATGCGCCAAATACAGATTTAATTATAATGCTAAGGCCTACACATTCACCAGGCTTATATGTGCAAATGATGGGTCGAGGCATGCGTATAGCAGAGGGTAAGAAAGATTGTTTAATTCTAGACTTTGCCAAGAATATTGAACGTCATGGTCCAATCAATCAAATAGCGCCCAACCAAAAAGGCAAGCGCAAAAAGACAGGTGAAGCCCTGGTCAAGAGCTGTCCAGAATGTAAGTCATATGTGCCTAAAGCCGTAACGACTTGTCCAGATTGTGGCTATGTCTATCCTATGCGTAAGCTAGAGTTAGAGCTGGTCGCATCTAAGTTAGATATTATTTCTAAAACAGCCAAGAAAGAACGCTACGATACCAAGGTTATCAACATGTGGTTTGGTAATCATCAGAAACAAGGCAAGCCGTTGCCTGTGCTCAAGGTCAGCTACAAGACACCCAATAAGATTATTAGTGAGTACATCTGCTTTGAACATTCGGGCTATGCAAGAGAAAAAGCTGTGGCTTGGTGGAACAAAATGGTAAGTGGTGATAGCTTGCGAAGATCCCCACCCTCTACAGTAGATGAAGCTTTGTTTAGACAAACAGAAGTTAACAAACCAGATTTAATTAAAGTCGATTATTCGGGCAAGTTCCCTAATATCGTCAATCATATTTATGCAGATAGGTAAGCCAACACGTTGTTATCCATTTAGGAAAGAGACGGGAGATTTTATGTTTATACCTTATGACTATACAGAGGCAGAATTAAAATATGTTGGCGGTGGTAGAGATACCTTAGAACAAATAGAAGATTTTTGGGATTCAATAGGAAACCCTATGTATAACAAGCGACTGTCTTTTGAAGACAACATGCTAAACTTATACAACAAGTTGCGGTATTGGCCTCAGCCAATGCTTAATGATAGTGTCGTGCAAACGATGATTTTGGAGTATGAATATGATAATAGAAGAACTAAAAGAGTTTGAGTCTGAGCAAAAGGGCGACACCCTGGTGTTCTCAGATATACCTAACCCTGTTTACCATGCGGGTGTTGGTATTAGTAGCAGTAAGATTAGAGCCTTTGGCAAATCGCAACTGCATGCGGTGGAGAAAGTCCAAGAGACAACTCCTGCAATGAACTTTGGTACAGCGGCCCACGCTTTACTGGTAGAGGGTGAGGAAGCTTTCAACCAAACAGTCGCAGTTGTTATGGGTTCTCCTTATACCAATGCCAACAAAGAACTGAAAAAAGAGTATGAGGAGCGCGGCCTAACAGTTATTAAAGAAGCTGAAATGACAGCAATCAAAGGTATGAAAGAGCATATGATTGAAGAAGGCAACATCTACCTTAACGCTGAAGGCAAGGTAGCAGAGGCTAGCTTCTATTGGTATGAAGGCGAGGTTCTTTGTAAGTGTCGACCAGATGTTATCTGTCCGCCAGTCCAAAGCCCATACCCAGACAACGCCATATGTGTAGTGGACTACAAGACCACCCAATCATGTGATCCAGTAGAGTTTGCTTATTCAGTTAAAAAATATGGCTACGACATGCAAGCCGCTTGGTATCGCAGAGGTATGGAAAAAGCTGGTTTTAAGTTAGATGAGTTTGTCTTTGTAGCGCAAGAAAAGGTCTACCCATACGCATCTAAAGTATTTATTATCTCAGAAGAACAAATGAATCTTGGCTGGGAAAAAATGGAAGGCTTTTTAGATCTGTACAAAAATCACTCAGAGGGCGGTCATCTATCTGTTTATAACTCGCCTAATATCGTTACCTTAACTTTATAATCGTGCCAGCTTATAAATTTAGAGAAGATGTATCTCTTGCTGAGCTAAAAGATTATATAGACAGCACCTACGATCAGCACTATGCCAAGGGCAAGTACCAGGCAACAGATATGATTGTAGATGCTGGTTTTGGCGAGGGTTTTTGTATTGGCAATATAATGAAGTACGCCATGCGCTATGGCAAAAAAGACGATAAGAAAAAAGAGCTTCTTAAAATCATTCACTATGCAATGATTGCTCTATACGTCAACGATCAATAAAAATTATGCTAGGATAATAGGTATGTTATTTCCTAGCATTCCTCAATACCTGTGCGTATATGAATCAAATAATGATATTCATTTGGTTGTATTGCAGGCCAGAAACTCTGATGTTGCAGAGCTGTTTGCTTTGCTGCGTTCTATGGAGGAAAGTTCTGATTACACGTTTGGAAAAATTCTAGACGTTAGTGAAGTAGATCCTACCCATCATATTAGTCTAACCATTCATTAAAAGGTAGAGCGCTTTTCGACAATGCCTGCGCTCTCAAGACACTTTACAGGACTAAAGCAGAGTGGATAACTTCTCGTAAAGCCCTTGTCTATTAAAGTGCTAGGTAGGTACATACTATCTAAATGGGGGGAGATAATACCTTTAAGGCTTCCTAGCAAAGCCTAACAATTACAAGCTTGGTTTAGCTGGAGCTTTGGCCTCAGAAGTTCCTTCTGTTACCCAAGCTGGAGTGTCGTCTGCTTGTTTAGGCGACATTTTTTCCAACGGCTTAAAACCCTTGATGTTATTTTTATCATCAGGATAGTCTGGATTTTTACTTTTCTCAATGCCAAAAGTACAAATCACTTTGTTACCAACCAGCTCGCCACCATTAGCGGGAGGGTTGTCTTTTCTGCCTAAAGCTTTAACCAAGCCAGAGAATTTCCTAGAGGCTATCTCTCTAACCATTTCTTGCTTTTCAGCATCGCTATTTTTGTACCAAAGGTTTAGATTGTCTCTAGCAATCCAGCCTTTGTACTTTTCACCACATACTTTGACCTCTAACGCAAGATAGTCGTTGCCATTGCTAGAAGTAGTCTTCTCGCACTTGCTTATCTCTGTTAAATAGTCCCCTTCTGGAATAGTAGACTCACCGCTATTACCAGATTCAAAATCAAACTTGACGTCTGCAAAATCGCTCATTATTTTTCTCCTTTTGAAAATCCAAGTTTATTAATAATATATGTCAAGTTAGGCTCTTCAAAAGAATCTAGCTTGCCACTCCTATCCTTAGCAATATAATTATCACCAAGAACTGTTTGCAACCAACGATTGGTTACTTTCTTCCCTTCATCGTTTTCTTCGGTGAAAGTCCTAAGACATAACACTTCATCAAAGAAGTAAGGAATTTGGGTAGGTAGTTTAGCACCAACCATCATTGGTTGATAATGAAACATACCTGTTGCTTCGTCTCGAAGCTTGTCTTCTTTAGCAACAAAAATAACGTGCATCTTAAGATCTCTAAATCTACGCATCGTTCTAGTCATTACATTAATAACCTCTCCGTAAGCTTGTCGAGGATCTTTAGACCTTGCTTTTTCTTGCGCTAATAAAAGTTCAGACATCTCAGTCACACTATCTAAACAGACAGTATCATAATCAAGATCTCCGTTTTCAAGCATTTCAGCAATCTGTTCTATTTCTGAAGCTTCTTTAACTTCAATAGCGGTAACGTTGTTTGCGTCTTTAATAGATAACAAACCAGCTTCCATACTAATGATTAAAGTTTTTCCAGGTGATGTAGCACATGCAGTTGTTTTACCAGCCCCCGATGCTCCATACATTAAAATCTTAGCGCCTTGGTTTTCTACCAATTCGCTAGGACTTACAATTCTACTTAAAATATCAGACATTTAATCTTCTCCGTTTTATTTAAAAATACTATTTTAATTTATTTTAATATGAATTACAATGTGTGAACATTAAATATTTAACGGAATGTAAAATGAGAGAAGTAGACCAAAATCAATGGAGAGTGAATTATCTCTGGAGGTTGAAAAACCTGACCAATGAAGAGCTTAAATCATTTAAAACTAAAAATCTAGAACCTGAACATAAGGAGAGGGAAGTGCAAAGAATAACTTTAAAGAAGTATATAGAATTTATTGGAACAGAACCTGCGGCAGAATTATTTGACTGTTCAGCAGCATCAACCAAAGCTTGGAGGTATGGTTTAAGGCAGCCTTCAATTAAACAAGCTAAAAAAATTATTAAAGCATCTGGCGGTAAGCTAGACTTCGAGTCTATCTTTGGTCCTATTGAAGAAAGTAGTGAAAGTTAAGAGTGTTCAATTTACAAGTAACAGCGCAAGACTCTGCGTTGGACTTAGCTCTGGCTTATGCAGAATACGGCATAAGCGTAGTACCACTACATAGACACAATAAAGTTCCGCCCAAAGAATTAGGGGGGTGGCAAAAGTTTCAAGAGCGACAGCCGACGACGGAAGAAATAGAGAAATGGTTTAAGGGGCGAGATGATTTAGTCGTCGCTTTAGTCTGTGGCAAGTTTATTGTTATAGATGCAGATACACCTGAAGCGGTCAATTGGTGTGAGGCCAACTTACCAGTAACACCCTTTAAAGTAGCAACAGGAAAAGGGGTTCACTATTATTATAATAATCCAGAAAACTTTACTACTTGGGTAGCTAAAAGAACCGAAGGCTATGATCCAGCCAAGTTGATTGATATTAGAGGAGTCGGTGGTTTAATTGTTGCTCCGCATAATATTCATGCAACAGGAGCTATATACACACCTACAAGAATTGAAGACTGGGATCTAAATGATGTTGATGATTTACCAAACTTAACTCAAGAGTTATGGGTAAAAATAACGGGAGTTGAGAAACTTAACGGTCAACCAATCTCTACACCTTTATCTATTCAAGGTGTTTCTGAGGGCGGCCGTAACGATCAAGCGGCAAGACTGGCGGGTTATTTGATAGCCAAAGGCTTAAATACAGATTTTACAGAGTTCTTTGTGCAGTCTTGGAACGAACAAAATACTCCACCTTTATCAGCAAGTGAAATATCCACAACAGTTAATTCAGTTCAAAAAACTCACGATAGAAAAAACCAACAAGCGCCTGCTTATATATCAACAACCAAAACAGTAAAAGAGCCTGTCAATCTTTTTTCTCCGCCTGGTGTGTTAAAAGACATTTACGAATACTCAGAAGAAATAGCGCACATATCTCAGCCAGCGATTAGCATGCAAGCAGCTTTGTCTTTAGGCTCGGTAGCTTTGGGCAGAATGTATAGAACCAATATGAATAACTTTTCATCTTTATTTTTTATGTGTATTGCTAAGTCTGGCCAAGGTAAAGAAAATGTTAAGACGGTCGTTGAAACTATTTTGGATCATGCTGAATATAGCGACCTTATGGCTGGAGACGGCTATACTTCAAGTGGGGCTATCTACAGCTTATTAAGATATAAGCCAACCCATATAACCGTAATGGATGAGTTTGGTAAAAGATTAGAAAGTATATCTAAGTCATCTAACTCTAACAAAGAAGATGCGTTACAAATACTTATGGAGACTTGGGGAAGATGTCATGGCGTTTTAAGACCAGATAACTATTCAATGATGACGCTAACCAATAAACAACAAAAAGAAGTATTAGATAGATCAACGATTAAACCTGCAATTACTTTGGTCGGTATGAGTGTGCCTAAAAACTTTTATGGCGCCTTATCAACAGGTCGTATTGTTGACGGATTCCTTAATAGATTTATTGTCGTTGAATCACATGTACCAAGAACTGTTGGCAAGATGGTGGCTTTTGTTGAGCCTCCGCAATCGACCTACGATTGGGTTTCGCATGTAAGACAAGTTGATAATGAAATGGAGCAAATATCCAGAGACAATGCTGAGCTAGATTTCAAACAAAGAGTATTGAAGTTTGATGATGATTCAAATGCTTTGCTGGATAGTCTGGCTTACAGGCTAGTAGACCAGCAAAACTCTTTGGAGAAAGAGGGTCTTGAAGTTTTGTTATCAAGAACCAGAGAAAAAGCCATGCGTTTAGCTTTGATTGGAGCTTTGGCAGATGATAGAAAAACAAAAGTTATTAAAGGTGATATAACTCAATGGGCAATTGATTATGTTTATTACTACGATCAAGTGCTGATTGAAAGCTGTAAAGATAAAGTTGCAGGTTCTGAAATGGAGGGGCGTATTAAACAAATACTTAGCTTTATTAGATCGCAAGGAGAATGGGGTATAAGCAAGCGTGATATTGATCGACGTGAAATATTCAGATCAATGAAGTCGTACGAAGTAAAAGAAATTATTGAACGATTAAAAAACTCGGGGGAGATACAAGAAAAAGATTTAAGAGCAAAAGGAACTGGGCGACCAACCAAACGTATTGTTGCGATTGATCCAGAATTTTTCAATGAAGATTGATAGGCTGGCTTTAAGAGAAAGTCTCAGCGATGTAGCTGTTGGCGTTGTAATAGCTTTGCCTTTATCTTTTTTTGTTCTTAACATGTGCAATTATTTTAATGCCAGCTTATTAACAACCTCTATTATTCAAACAACAGTATTTACACTTGTTGCAATTATTCGCAAGTATTGTGTTCGTATTGTATTTAAAAAAGGAGAAATCAATGGATAAGCCAAAACCAAAAATGGAAAACATCAATGATCAGAAACGCGAGGAACGTGTTGCTGGTTTTATTGAGGGCCTTTGGAATGTTAGATGTCATAAACTACCAGTCAGCTACGGCTTAGATTACTGGTGCGAATCAAAAGAAGTTTCTTTTTGGTTGGAGGTTAAATGCAGAACTTTCGGTATTACAAAGTATGACACCTTATTGCTTTCTGCCAGCAAGTTAAGGATGGGCTCGGCCTTATCTTTAGCAACCAATCAACCGTTTGTAATTGTCTATGCAATGACGGACAGCGTTTACAGCCATACTTGGAAAAGGGATCACGTATACGATGTAAGGTTTGGTACAATTGCAGAACCTATTTATGAAGAAGATTCAGAACCTTACATTCACTTTAGTAAAGATGAGTTAGAGTGTTTATCCCCTCATCCGTTAGGTTTTGATAGAGAAGAAATGGGGCTAGTAAACAATTATAAAAAAGATAAATAAAGGAGAAGAACAATGCCGATCAACTCAAGAACCAAAGGGGCGACGTTTGAAAGAGACGTTGCTAAAATATTAAACGAGTTTTTTGAATCTGAAGGTATTGACTACGTTTGTAAACGTAACCTAGACCAATATCAATCTAAAGATCTTTGCGATATCAATATTCCTCATCACGCTGTAGAGTGCAAGTTTTATAAAGAAGGGGATTGGTATCAACAGGGTTGGTGGGATCAAGTCTGTAAAGCAACAGATGGCCGTATCCCTGTTTTAATTTTTAAATACAATCGTAAACCTATTCGGGTGTGCGTACCTTTATATGCAATTAATCCAGAGTGGGACGAAGATAACGACAAGGTAACAGTTATGCCAATCGAAGAATGGTTGGAAGTGCTAAGAAATAACTGGGATCTTTATTTAATTAAGGGTTAGCTTAAATTTGCTAATCTTTGAGCAATATCCATATTAGCCATATTACCGCCTAAAAGATTTAAACTTGGCGTTGTTTGATTTTGAGCTGACAAGTTAGCAGGTTCAATTTCTGGTAGATCTAAAGCTATAGGAGACTTTGGATCAACTCCTTGATTTTCAAATTGTCTTCGCCCATATTCTGAAGTGTCTCTTAAAAAATCTGTCGGTAATTGAGTGCTTACAGCTCTTCTGATTGGCTGACCAACGCCAAGAGCTTCATACAAACTTGGCAATTGATTTTTTAGAAAAACTTTGTCTGGTATTTCTCCAGCCAGCCATTTTACAAAACCTGGCAAACCTAAAAGTCGAGATAAATTGCTTAATATTGTAAATTGCGGCAGTGCTTGTAAAGGTCTGAATATAATATTAAAAAGCAGCCCTTGAGTAAAAAGACCTCCGCCTTGAGCCGCTCTTTCTCCGCCAACAAGAAACTTAGATCTACTTGCAGCTTTCTTTAATAAGTCGTACTGAGCATCTCCAAAAGTTTCTTTTAATACTGCTTGACCATATCCATCTGGAGAAAGTATTGCTTTATAAAAGCCATCATCTTTAAATAATTTTTCAATTGCGTCGTCTCCTGGATTAACATACTGGTTAAGTATTTTTCTCATTGCCGCAGCTTGAAACTCTTTAAACTCAACTGATTCTGGTCCTAGCAATTGTTTTACGGCTGCTATGTCTTCTGAGTTACCAGATTTAAACAAAGTGTTAACTATATTTTCCGAATCAATTGTTCCGTTTTGTATTTTTTTAAAAACATCTATTTTTGCTATTTCGTCTAACTCAGACTGAGCCGCTGTTTTAAAGTTTAAATCTTCTATTACGTTATCTACGTTAGAAGTTTTAGCAAGTAAATCATCGAGCTCGTCTACAGTACCAACATTTACAATTTGATCTGCTTCTCTTAAAGATTTTACTAATTCTCTTTTACCAGTAGGCCCGAACAAAGTATCAGCAGTTGTACCATATCCTTCGATTGTATTGGCTATTTTTTTATAATCAACAATATCAGAGCCTTTCTGGACTCTAGTTACAATGTCTCTTAAAAATTCTTTTTGCAGCACACCTTTAACTTGTTCTTTGTTTTTAAATACTGGATCTTTTACGTCTATTTCTGCATCTGCCAATATTTTTCTTTGCGTATCGCTAAACTCTAAAGCGCTTCTTGTTGGAGCTTTTGATCTATCAACTCTACCAGAACCTTCAAATCTTTGTTTTCTAAATGCTGCTGTATCTACATCTAAAGTATCAAGCAATCTTTTAACATTCTCGCCGTTGTTTTTCTTTAAAACTACTTGAGTTAATATTTTATCTATATTTAGCCCGCCTGCTGCCACATCATTCAAAAGATCTTTATACAAACCTTGGTCAAACGCTTCCATGCCTTTTGAATAAAAATCATTTGCAATTCTAATAGACTGCATTTGAGCCTGTAATTTTCTAGGATCTATTTTTTTGTTTTCGGTTATATCGTCAATAACTTTGTTGTAATAATCATTCTCTCTTTGAAGTGCATCTGCTTCTTTTTTTGCTATTTGTTTTAAAGATACAAAATCAAACCTGTTTTGAATTTGATTAAAATCGTTTTTAATATTTTCTATTTCTTCAACTTTTGCTCTTCTCGCAATTTCAGTTTCTTCAAGCAAACGTCTGTTTTGTTGGTTTGCAAAAGTAGTAAGCTCAAACTCTCTGCTAACTAAATCTGTATATTTATTTTGATCTTCTATTATTTTTACCAGCTCTGTTTCTGCTTTTGTTAAAGAAGATCTTAATGCGCCTAACTCTTTTGATATTTCTTCTGGTTGATTTTGTAAAAGTTCTTTTAGAAGGTTTTGATTAGTTTGGTTTGATCGTGATGGGCTAGCAACGTCTTGTATTAGTTCGTAAATATTTTTATTAGAAACTTCATTTAAGTTTTCTATTTTTAATATATTTTTTTCTATTCCTTGTATTGATTCTTCCCTGCTTTGTTTAAAAAATTGTTGCAACTGATTAAAAGCAATATCATCCCCATCTTCTAATCTTCTTAAACTTTCATCTATAATGCTGATAAGCTTGCTTCTGTCAGTAGAACCAATAGAAGCAAACTCTTTGGAAGATTCTGTAATTCTATTAGCAGATGCTAGTCCGCTTCTTAGCTCTAGCAATTCTTTTAAACTTAAATTTGCGCTAGTTTTATCTAATAGTTTTTGCAAGTCTGCTAACTGAGCGCCAGCTTTGTCTACATTTAATTTTCCTGAAGCATCTAATGCATCTCCAGCAATAATTCTTATATATTCTTTTAAAGGGGTTGAGTCAATAAACTTTGCTTGTATGCCAAGTCCTGGACCGCCAAAAGCTTCAAAAGATAAAATATCATCTGATAGATTTCTTGGTATTTCAAAAAACTTACCAGTAGACTCATACAGTTTGCTTTGAGCGTCATACCAAGCGTTGTAACCTTGAGCTGTTAAAATTCTTATTTCTTCTCCAGCTTGAGTTGTAGCGGATTCTGCAAAAGCGTCAAAATCTCCTAACACATCATCCATCATTTTTCTGACGTTGCTGTTAGCCGTATTTAATTTTTTTTGGCTTTCTCTAAATTTTCTTGAAATTGATGCGCTGAGTTTTTTACCAGCAGCAACATCTGCGGCGCTGTCGCCAAAACCAGTTTTTATAAGATCGTCTATTTCTTTATCAAACCCAGCTGTTAAATCGTTGGTTGATCTAAAAACATTTTTAACATCCGTTGCCAAAACATTTCTTACGCCTATTTTTCTGCCTTGATACTTAGATACAGTCTCTGCAATCCCTTGCAACAAACCAGTTAAAGGACTGTCCATCGCCGCTAGTGCTACAGCACCTTTGTATCTTTTTCCTGTTTTAGAATCTACCACTCCAGTTTTAGAAATAGCAGATGCCATCTTTAAATCTTCAGCTCCTAACTTGCCTTTACTTAAAGCTTTTTGACCAAAGGTGTATTTAAGTAGTTTTCCACCTAAACCAAACAAAGCCTCTCCACCTGCGCCGATAGCTGCTTCAGTTGCTAATAGACTTGCTAGTTCGCCAGGCGTGTTGTCTTGTAATCCAGCTACGTATTCGATGCCTTCTTCAATACCTTTACCACCAGCAGCTCCAACGCCTGTACCAGCTGATATAGCACCTATTTGTTTAACGCTTACATCTTTAAGGCCAGGAAATTTTGGTTTGAGTTTGCCTCTGGTAAATATAGATCCAGCAATAGATCCAAGAATCGGTCCAACAATTCCAGAAAAATCTGCAAAATCATTTGCAGAAAAACCAGATTCATCAATAACAACGTATTTGTTTGATCTTGGATTTATTCCTAATTTTCTCAAGCCTCTAGGCGTTAAGGCTAAATCTCCTTTGCTGTTTCTGGTAAAACCATCGCCGCCAACAGATTCAGTTAAAATTATTTCTTTTTCACCTTGAGTTTCTGCTGCTCCTAGCTTAGTTCTGAGCCAAGGAGCGTTTACACCAGATTCATAATCAAATTTTTTTAAATCAGAATCTGAAGCCATTGTTCTAGCTTTATCATCAACAAATCCTCTTTCGCCAGAATTGTAATATTCTACAGCTCTATTTTTTGCATAGTTTTGGTCTTCGGTATCTACCTTAATATATCTACCATTAGGAAGTCTTACTTTTATAGCCATTATGTTATAACGTCTGATCTATCCGCAATACTTATCTCATCTTCATCAACGGGAGCCGAGCCAGTATTAAAATTTCTTTTTAACATTCTTAAATTTGGAAATACATCCATATATTCAGCTTCGTACACGTTTATTAAATTTCTTGCATCTGTAGAAGATTTGGCTAAAGTTGCCTCTGTAAGCCTTAATAGATCTATTATTTCGGCTTTACTTGATGTTGCTTTTTGAATGTTTCCTAATAAATCTTTAATTAAAGCTCTGTCTGCATCTGAAATAGTTTTTCCTTTTTCATCAAGTAAAGCTTGAACCATTCTTGCTTCAAGAAACTTACCAATATTTGCTGCTTTAGAAGCAGAATTTAAATCTAAGTCTGTTCCAGTAAAACCTTGGGCTCTTGTAACTAATCTATTCATCCAGCCTTGTAAACCAGTTGTATTATTTGTAGCTAAAAGTTGTCTTAAAGTTTTTATTTCATTAAGCATTATATTGTTGCCTTCTACATCTCCAGCTGCTTTATTGTATTCTTTTATAATTGCATTTTTATCAGTTGTTTTTAAAGCGCCTTTTTCTTTTTCCTCTCTTAGTTTCTTTAAAAATTCTTCTTGTGACAATGCTTCTGCGTCATCTGCTTTCATTACAGCATCTGAAGAATTAGCTGCTCCAATTGCAATGGCGTCTGCAAGATTGTCTGTTCCTGCGGCTGCCTTAGACATCTCGTTAAGAAAAATGCCTATATTTCTATTTTTTCTTTCTTGTCTTTTTTGTATAAAAACTTCTCTGTTTTGTTTATCTTTTAGATCATATGCTTCTAAAATAGAGTTTATAGATTCAATTTCTTTTTTTGTTTTTTCTTCGTTATTTTTTTTAACAACCTTTGGATCTTTGCTTGTTGTTGAAGATGGAGAAGATTTAGTTTGAACAGACTCTAAGGCTTCCTGTATGGATACAGGTATTTCTTCTTGAGCTAGTTCATCATTATCTAATAACAAGTCTGCTCCTACTAAACCAGTTGCCGCTCCTAATGGAGTTTTTGCAGCTTTGTAAAGTTTTCTACCAACATTTAAACTTTTAAGATAACTAGCAGCAGGCAGGCCAATTCCAGTTATGCCTAATGCTGCAATTCCGTAATCTATAGGATCTGTATAATCAAAAAGAAGACTTCCTTTTCCTCCTACTAAACCAGGTTTTTCCGCTTGGTTTATTTTATCAATCTCTCTTTGCAGTTGCGCTCTTATTTGATCTGCATTTAAACCTGTTGTATTGATTCCTAATTTAGCAGCATAATCAATAACTTCCTGTGGAATTTGTTGAGCCACATCTCCAGCTGCAAACATTCTTCGTTGTAATACATTCACTTTAAGGTCCTACTCCAAACTGGTTATAGTAATTAGAATCTGTTCCTGGAGGCGCATATCCTTGGCCTACACCTGGAACAAAACCAGCTCCGCTGGCTTGAGGTCCTGCTGGTGGTTGTGGAGTTTGATATGTCGCAGGAGCGGGAGGTACTGTGCCTCCTGTTGGAATCAAGCTTCGGTAATAATCCGCTTTTGCCTGATCTGCTGGATTTGGTTGATATTGCTGCTGTTGCGGTCTAAAAGTATTGTAAACCCCTAAACCAGCTGCAAGTGCTGCATTTCTTGGATCAACAGGTAAGCCATATGTTTTATCAACTTGGGTTTGTCCTGATTGATATGCAGGAGCAAAGCCTTGTATGTAAGATGCAGCTTGAGTTGGAGCCATTCTTGTAGCCTGTTGCTGAGCATATTGTCTGTCTAGTCTTTGCTGCTCAATTCCTCTATTAACACCTCCAAGGCCTTCTAACATACCAATATCTGCGCCTCTTAGTCGTTGTTGCGTTGCGCCTAGATCTCCTAATTGAGAACCATATCCTGCTAAGTTAGCTCCTATTCCAGCAATCCCAGTACCTACGCCAGAGATATCTCCAGCCAGCTGTCTTGCCGCAGCAGATCTGCCTTGACCCAAACCAAGCAAGTCTTGAGCATATTGTCTTTGAGCTTCAGATCCTTGCGCTCCAAAACCAGCCTCTAGCTGAGATCCCCTTTGAGCTGCTGATCTTTGATTTTGTAATTCTTGTAACGCCCTTTCTTGAGCAGTATTAAATCCGCCAGATCTAATTTTGCTTAATACGTCGCCTAGACCTCTACCTAAAGATTCTTGTCTTTCTTGCGCTGTTAACCTAGCTCTTGAACCAAACGCTGATTCCCCACCTCGAGAAATATCGGATGCCCTTTGTTGGATGTCCTGCATTTCTCCAGCTTTTAAAACGTCTTGAATTGTTTGGTTAACCACTTGTTGTTCAAATGGATTGTAGAACTGGCCTGCCATTCTTGGATCGTAACCACGTAAAGATTGACCAAGAAGCTGTCTGGCTGATGGGCCGCCAAAACCTAAACTACCAAAAAGACCGCCAAGCCCTGAACCTAATTGTTGTTCGGCTTGTCCAAAGTAAGGTTGTTGCATGCCGTAAGCAGATCTATAGCCACCTAAAGACTCATCTAATAAACCTCTTTGCGTACCTAAGTCAGATATGCCTTGTTGGATTAAACTTTGCTGCCTATCTAAAAAGGGTTGATAAGAGCCAATACCTTGTTGGGCTAACTGTCTTGCTTGTTGCTCTTGCGCTGATAATCCTGCTGTTTCTTGTAAGATGGCAGGTTGATCTAGATAAGCTTGTTGAGCGGCTCTTGTCGCTTGATTAATTAAACCTGGCGTATCAGTAGAGCCAAAATATAATTCTCTTACCGCAGGATCAGAAATAACTTCTCTTCTGTCTAAAGCCTGTAAAACAGGATTCATTGGTTCAGCCATTATATTGCCTCAAAAATATTCATTAACTCACGCATGTTTTTTACACCTTTTTCGCGTGAAGCGCTACCACCTTTAATAAGCTCGATACCAGATTTAGTTTTGTTAACGTCAAATGCGCCTGCGCCACGTGTAGCTTTAGCAGTCATTACAAACTCACCATCACTTAACATCGCGGGTATATCATCTGAAGTGCCAGTACCTGGTCCAGCGGATTCTCCGCCTTCACGCATGTCTAGTTCACCAATCGTTGTTGCCAAACCACCTTGATTAAAATATTTTCTAGCCTCACCGCCGTAAGCAAAATCTAAAGCTACAGGTGCAGGAGCTAAACCAAAGTCTGCTCTACTACCGCCTGTTCCTAAGTTTTGAGCCATTTGGTATCTGCCCAATTGATCCATTGTTACTTTAGGAGTTTCTGCTATACCACCCATTCTTTCTTTAGATGCGTCGTAAGCAAGCTTGCCAGCTAGTCCTGCAAGACCCATAAGCCCGAGGTTGCCGCCAAACATACCGCCGCCCCCGCCTTGACCTGGAGAGCCGCCAATTGGAGCTCCGCTGCCTCCATAAAAATCTTGCAATCCGCTTGCGCCACCTAGACCAACAGCATCTCCAATAGATTTTATAAATTGAGGAGTTTCACGTCCAAAAAAGCTTCCTATTCCTTGATTGCTTAAATTAGCTTGAGGTGTATTAATTATATTTCCAGATCGATCCATCACGCCCATATCAACTAACTGTTGATAATCGTAAGTGTTTCCAGCAGCATCTACATACATGCCGTCTGCACCTATTTCTAATCCCTCTGGAACTTGAGGTCCGCCAAACAGACTGCCAATACCCTTTTTTACGTTGCCAAAAAGACCAACTTTGTCTTGCCCTGGAAGTACAAACTCTTTTACGTTGCCAAATATTCCAACGCCGTCTGCACCTGGGGTAATAAATTCTTTTGCTCTAGAGAAAAAACTGCCTGTATTTGCTGGAGTTGATCCTCCTGTTGGAGTTCCCCCAAAGAGCTTGCTACCTCCGTAACTTAAAGCGCCACCCAACAAAGCTTCTTTTGTTGATAAGCCTGAAGCTTTACCAGCAACTGTTGTTAAGGCTGCTTTAGCTAAAGGGCCAACGCCAGGAATAAAATTAATTGCTATAGGAGCAACTTTTTTAACTATCTTTTTAGCTTTTTTCCAAATTTTAGATAAAAATCCAAACTCAGGTAGACCCGTTAAAGGGTTTAAATCCATACTGCCATTTCCAACTAAGAATTGATTAGGATCAATCCCGTACTTAGAAATAGATTTTTGAATTGCTTGTTTTAAAAGTGGGTTATCGCGTAAAGCTTGAGCTGGGACGATCATCTCATCTGGCGCTACGTGAGCCAAATAAGTATCTTCGTTTCTGCCTAAAGCTGCAATTCCTTCTAGTTGCTGTCTCTGTCCGTTGTTTAGCATACCTTGTTCCATATGTTATATTATCATTTTACAAGGTTATTGTAATATTTCCGTTTGTTTTTACCGAAACACTACCTAGTAAACCTTGGGCTTCGTATCCTTGAGGATTGGCGGGTGTTCCTAAATCTAAGAAATTATGCCCGTTATATACTTGCAACACTTCAGTTGTAGTATTAAAGATCAGCGTGCCAATATTAAAGTTTAATTTGTCACGTTCAGTAGTTGATAATTGCAAAGTATTATCAGGGTCTACTGATCCTAAGTTTATCTCTAAAATACGTACAAGTCTATTAAAAACATCAACAGAAGTTGTATCCCCGTAAGCTAGTGGAAGTTGAGTTTGCAGTATTTTGCTCATCTCTTACCGTCTGTCTTTACGTCTAACCTAGTCGCCCCCAATCTCCAACCAACGCTTAAATTCCCGCTGGTATCATCATCATCTGATTCAACCCTTAAAACAGCTTGTCGGCCTCTTGCTCTAATATTGCTTTGTTGTGTTGTAGAACCAATAGAGCTGGTTGCTCTTGTTGTTAAAGAATCACCTGGAAAGTTTCTTGTTTTAACAACAATATTAACTTTTCCGCTACCAGAATTAGATAAGAATTTAAAGTCTGGTATTAGTCTTCTAATAAAACTAAATTGTTCTCCATCTCCTATATCAAAGTCTGAACTTTCAATAAAAACATTTGTCATCGGCGAGCCATCATCGTCAAAGCCTACTTCTTGTTGATAAAGATAGCCGCTACTTACAGCTCTAGGAAAGTTTTCAATGCCAGAATCTAACCACGCTGTTCTGCTTAAAGAACCATACACCCAAGTTTGTTCTGTATAATTGTAAATAACATACCTATTAATTTCTCTAGAATCTGCTGAACAGTAAAACCAACCCACTTCATTTTTATCGGTAATGGTAAAAGCGTTAATTTTAAAAGATTGAGTTAAGTTAATATCTGAAAAAATATAATTTTGCACGCTGCAAGGTAGCGATTGAACTGTGCCATTGTAAGCGTAAAAATTATTGTAACTCATCCAAAATACAGCAGAAGGAGCTGTTACAGATGCTTTAGGTCCTATCAATCCTGTTCCTTCGTTAATTAAGTTAACGGCAAAAGTAAACGGAGGCCCAACAAACTGCATGCTATACAAAGCAGTATCAGTCCAAATTAATATTTCTTGACGAGATTTATTGGCTCCAATAATAGAAGATCCAGAAGATAATCTTAAAGAACCAGCGGTATTAGTAATTAAGGGTTCAAACTGTAATTCGTTTTCTTGGTCGGAAAATGCAATTAGCATGGGGTCAATTGTTCCAGACCTAGAACTACCACTAACAGGATCAGCGCCCAATACAATCAAATGCCTGTCTTTCTCAGAGGTAATAACTTGTATACCTTTGGTTGGAACAAGGTTAGCGCCAGATATTCCAGAAAGTGCAACAGCTCTAGTAGAAGTGCCATCGTTTTCTACCCATTTATAAATACCGCCATTTCTAGCATTAATAATTAAATTTTCACCAAAATGGTCATGCGACCACAATCTTAGCTGTCCTGTTTCTGATAAAGCTGTAGAAGAACCAAAAGTCCCTTCACCCCAAGAGCCTGCTCCCCAACCTGTAGATGGGACATAATCATCTAAACCCACATTTATTTGGTAAGCGCCATCTACCCCTGATCCGCCATTACCAGAATCACTTGCATTTGCAGTAACGGTATCGCCAGAAATATCTTTGGCTATAAAAGTGTAAGTATTAGCAGAAGGTACAGTTGCTATTTGATATTCTTGATTTAAAACTTCTGCTGTAATTAAACCTCCCAAAGAAGCTGCACCAGCTATTGTTACAAAATCATTTTGGACTGCACCATGAGATGAATCAGTAGCAGTTATAATTGAACTGCCGTTTGTAGCAGAAAAAGTAATTCCATTAGTTGTTGTTGCCCTAATAGGCGTAACATCATAAAAAACATTACCTTCTTGTATGTAATATTTCCAAGTTGTTCCAAGACCCAATAACTTTGTTCCGTTTAAAGAAACCCAAGCATGTAAAGCTCTGCAAGTTCCCAAAAAAGATTCAGTTGTATTTTTAACCCAGCCACCAAACTTTTCAGGCAAGCCTTTTCTAAACCTTACAAGATTAACATCAAACCAACCGCCCTCATTGCTGTAGTCAGTTCCTTCTCTGTTTATCCCTGGTTTAAATATTGTTTTCTGTAAAGCCATTTTATATATGTTCCCAAGGCTTACCCTCAAACATTAATCCTTCCGCTTCTCTTCTTCTTGTAAGACCAGCTAAAACTTTGCCCTTTGCCTTATTCCATCTTTTCATTTGCGCGGGAACTTCGTCGTATTTACCTTCATTTAAAACTCTAAGCATGCTAGATTTTTTTAAATTATTTGGTCCTAAGTTGTATGTCCAAGAAACCAAAGAATCAAATTGGGATTGATTCATCGGAACAGTTACCAATGAATTAACATAATGTTCATACTCATCATCAAGCTCACGCCATAACATAAAGTCTGCTTTTTCTTCAGTCCACCTATCACCTTCTTGTACATCTTTGGTATGGCCATATCCTATAGTCCAAACCCCCGCAGCACATTTATATGCCTCAAGCTCACAGCCTTCAAATTTTTTTATAAGCTCGAAGCCTTCGTCTGAAGTGTGCATTAATTTCCCAATACGATTGTTACAAAAGCGATTAACAAAGTTCCTATAAAACCGAAAGTTCCAAACATTGCCATTCTTAAGGTTTTGTTTAAATCGTTCATTTCTTGCTTTATCTCTGCTGTTTCTCGAAATATAGTTTTCCATCTTTCCTCACATTTTGCTTCATGAGACTTTAAATCTGATGCAACAGATTGAACTGTGGTTCTATTCGCCATCTTTTTTATCACCTGAGTTGGAAGCTCCAAAATAAAACGATATAACTGCCGATGCCAATCCACCCAAATATCCTAACACTAAATTAATTAAGGCTTCAGAATTTTGCTCGGGCGGTTGTAAGGTTACTAAAAATATATAACCCATAAATCCACCAACAACAGCAATACCCATAATTCTAGCTGTCCAATCTTTGTTAAAAGTTTTTCTAGCGTCTTGTTTTTCTACTGTTTCTAATCTAAATATATCTACATCTAGCTCTTTCATCTGAAGTTCAAAACCTTGTTCAGCTTTTTTAAGCTCTAACATTTGTTCTGGAGTAGCTTCTTGAATAGCTTTGTTAATAGACTTTGGGTCTGATTGACAGCCAAGCACACCAGCAATAACGGACGCTGCTTGACCGCCTAACGGCCCACCTAATGCAGATCCTAAAGTTGGAGCAAGCGCTCCTACTACATTTTTAATTAAACCAAATTTCATAATTACCCCGCTAATGGATTTTTATCATTCATTTTTGCTTCTATCTTATCTACTTCTTTGTTTAAAGATTGAATGTCAGCTTTAATTGTAGCTATATCTGTTTTTATTTCAGTTACATCTGGAACAGAAATACCGTCTATTTGTTTTTCTAAATACTGTACAGACTTTTCTATACCTGCAAATCTTTCTTCAATAACTTTTTGTTTTTGTTCGGTATCACCTATACCACCTATTTGAGCTTCTAGGTTATCTAATCTGTTAACATACTGAGCGCCTTGATAGCCAAAGCCAGCAAGTGTTGTAACAATACCAACAAGAGCTATAAGTTGTGTTGTTTTATTTTCAAACCAATTCATTTCAGTCTCCTATAATGTTGGCTGTAATTTTTTTAATTCAGTCAAAGTTTTTATACTTTGTCCTGCTAGCCCATAAAAAGCCGCAGTATTATCTGAAAGGTTGCTATTAGTATAAATGCTTTTTGGTTCATACCAAAATTCTTTTTCGGGTATGTTTACTGCTCTATAACTATTAAAACCTGGTAAAAAGCCCATAACCGCTATAATAGCGTTTTCTGAACCATACTCTCCAGTTTCTTCTTGTTTAGCTGCAACTTGTTCTTGAGCTGTCTGTAAGTTTTGAGCAATAATATTTTCAACGGTAGTTTCTGAATCAGCATCAACAGATGCAATAGACATATCCATCTGATCTTGCGTTGTTTCTGTTGTTACATTAGCAACTGCTACTTCTATTGTTACCGTTTCTGTTCCTGCTGTTGTTGAGCTAAAAGAAGAGTCTGATACAGACATACTGCTCATATCAAGAACTTGATTGGTTTGAGCTGTAGATGATGCAAACTGGTCTGACATGCTGGGTGAACTACTGGTACTAAAACCAGCGGTAGATGAGTTACTTACGGCATTTCCAGTAGCTACGCTATTGCCTGTAGCATGTATAGAATTGCCAGCGTTAGTACCGCTAACACTCTGATTTGCGGTTCTTATTGTAGATGCAACCACCCTAAGAGCAACTTCTCTGCTAATTGAGCTTTCACCTTTTGTATTTTCTCTTTCAGCAACTTGAAACTCTTCTTCAAATACATCTTCTTCTATAGTCTCTTCTCTTTCTATTCTTTCTTCTTCTATTTCAGCTTCAGCCAATCTTTCTTCTATAGCTTCAAAAACTTCCTCAACGGCTTCTTCTTCAAAAATTTCCTCTATAAACTCTTCTTCTGGATCTTCTAATATTGCAACCTCTTCTTCTCTTCTGGTTTCTTCCTCAAACCATTCTTCTAATTCTTCAATAGTTTCTAACTCAATAAAAGTTTCAGGTTCTCTAAAGTCTTCTACTAAAAATGTTTCTTGAAAAATAAACTCTTCAATAATTAAATCTTCTACAGGAATAAATATTTCTTCACGCGGCATTTCAAAGTCTGGTATCAAGGGAAATGGATCTACAAACTCATCTTGACGAAACATTTCTTCAAAAATTATTTCTTCTTCAAACATAAACTCTTGTTCTTCAAAGTGCTGCTCATCAAACTCAAATACAAACTCTTCAAATATAAGTTCTTCCTCGTAGCCAAACTGCTCTTCTTCTTCGTAACCGTAATCAAATTGATCTTCTTGAAAGTAACCTACATCTTCTTGTTGCGTATAACCAGGGCAAAATGGCCCATACTGAGGATCTAAATCACATTGCTGGTCATCATAAGCATCCCAATAATAGGGGCAAGACTCATCATAAAGAGAGCTTATATTACATTGTTGGGTTAATAAAGCATCTGCATAACCGCTACAACTAGAATCATTTAAAGGATTGCTGCAATCAATACCGCTGCCAGATCCCCAACCAAACAAAGAGCCACCATTTTCTAAATTAGTATTTTTATCTGAGTTGTTCCAATCAGTATTTACACAGGTGCTAGAGTTGGTTGAGCCTGTATTACATTCATCATGGTAGTAATAAGTATAAGAGTCATCTTTGTTAGCTCCCACTTCACCAATAAGTACATCATGGTTAATAATATCTAATTCACGATAACGTAAATCAAAAGAGTGGTTGTTCCAAAGTATTATTTCAAAACTATTATCAGATGCTCTGTTGTACTCTCTAAGGTTATACCAGCCAAAAATCATCTTGCTAGAATCACCCCAAGACTTCATACGAGAATCAGAGTCTCTAATTAAATCGGTCCAGAAAGGGTATATGGTATAGGTGTGCTGCCCGTTAATAGGGTCAGGAGTATAGTCATTACAATAGCTACCACTAGAGCCAAAATGCAAACATCCATTTGTTGCCATCCTCGCTTGACTAAATGTAGAGCCATAAAAAGTAAAATTAAAAGAAAGATCAATTGCGGGAGAAATACCATCATCGGATACCTCGTACGCTAATTCACCGTTAAAGTTGTTTGCATTAGCGTTAAGATCGTAAAGTTCTTGGTTGCCTTCATATGTATACTGTCCATATACACTAAATGATAGCAGACTAGCTACTGCGTAGCATAAAATTCTTTTTTGCATTGTTTGCTTGTTTTAGTTTTTCTTGTATATATAACTTTAACTGCGCCAACAACATCTTTGTTTATTTTTTCTCTGTTGGGGTTGGAATCGTGTGTACATTTTTGTATGAATAACTTTTCTTGTTCTTTAACATCTGGTCTTTTAGATTTGTTTTTAGCCCAAGCCAAAGTTGCTTCTGCACCTATCTTGCCTCTGTAAGGACAAGGAGTGCCAGCCATCTCCATAGCCTTAAACACTCTTTCGTCTTGGCAAAGAATACTAACGCTGGCTACTTTCATACCAGTATCGTAAAGATACTTAGATAGTTTTAACCGTTCACAATTTTCATCAGTAACAGTAGCTCCTGTAGAGAAACCAAATACTTGTCCTTGGAACGCACCAGAGCGGCCTACAGTACAAAGATCTTGCGAATAAGACATAATGCTTGGAGCTATTGCAGAAGCTGGAGGAGCCTTGCTCTTGACGTTTTGATTAATGGTTTGAGTAGAATTAGATTCGTTAATATTTCGGTTCGTATTATCAGATCTAGAATTGTTTTCGTTTACGTTTCGATTGTCAGTTGTGACGTTAGAATCTGAGGTTGATTGATTAATATTGGTGTTTTGATTTGTATTAGAGCTGGTCGAAGTCGAATTATTAGTATTGTTGACATTTTGATTAACGGTTGAATTAACCGTTGAGTTAGATGTCGAGGTCGAAGTATTGACGTTGTTATTCGTATTGGTGTTATTCGAGGTCGAGCTATTTACATTCGTATTGGAATTAGTCGAAACATTCGTATTAGAATTTATATTGGTCGAATTGTTCGTGTTAGTCGATACGTTAGTGTTGCTATTCGTATTTGAATTTGTGTTGAAATTTGTGTTGGTATTTACGTTTGTATTGGAATTAGTTGTAGTCGTAGTATTTGTTGTATCTAAACTATTGTTTTCGCAATATTGCGTACCGTTGACGCAAGCTGTACCAGATTGTTGAGAGGATTGAGCGCTAACATTTACAGACAAGCCAATAACTAAAATTACTAAAAAACCAATAGCCGACCAAGCTATTAAGTTATCATGCTGTTTTTGCTCCTTGTCCATCTGGTTTATAAACTCCTAGTTCAATTAATTTAGTTCTATTATTCATATGCTCTAATTTAATTTCATGTTTGCTTTGGCCTGTATATTTAACCGCCATATATTTTTCAATCATTTGCTGGTTAATATCTATTCCATCTACTATAACTGATGCCAAAACTCTGCCAAATTTTCCTTTAGAGTCTTTTAATTGCGTCTGTAAGATGACGTGCTTGCTATTTGATATAGCGTCTTGTAAAAACTTAGCAGCTAGCTTACCTCTAGCCTTTTCGTCTTTGTCGCGAGTTCTCGACTCGGGAGTGTCAATACCGTATAAACGTACACGACACTTATGATGAATATTAAAACCGAGATCTAGATCAGCGTCAATAGTGTCACCATCAACCACCCTAGTGACTTGGCAACTATACTCATACATTATTTTTTCTTACGAGGTCGGCCTCTTTTCTTTGGAACTTTTGTATAAGCCTCATTTTTATTTGGAGTGCTGGGATCGTCAGCCACATATCTGCCATTTTTATTCCTAGCTCTAACCGTTTCCATTTCCTCTTTAAGAGGATTGGGTAGTTCTGCTGAACTAAGAGGCGTAAAAAAATGTACTACTTTTTTCCACCAAGACATGTTACTTCTTGAGTTTAGATGTAACTTTATCCCAAAGTTCAGGTTTAAATCTTTTTACAGACCAAGCCAAAACTATTGTTACTATTATTAATGATATTAATATATCCACAATTTACTCCTTTTCTTCTAAAGCTTCTTCAGCTACTTCTTTTGAAGCCTCTACAAATGCTTGATTAAAAACTTGTTGAGATGCTTTTATTTGATCTAATTGAAACATAAGATTTTTCTCTTTGTTTGCAAGATCATTTAACTGCAACTGTATGTATTGTTGTTTTTCTGAAAGTTCAACTTCTTTTGTTTTGTCACTATCTTTAGCCATCTATCTCTCCTTTTATGAATTGTTGCTAATATAAGTTTCTGCTGTTGTAATAGCTGTGGTGTAACTAGTCTTACTGCCTGAATCATCTATAACGACTTCTTGTTGTAAAATAAGTGTCAAAGCATCTACATTTCTTTGCATCATATCGTTTTTTTCTTGTTGAGTAAGATTTGCAAAATCATTTTTTGTCCAAGTTCCTGCATTAACTCCATTAATTAAATTAACAGAATCATCTGCGATTCCATACCATTTTGTTGCTGTAAAATCATTTGCCATTTTTAATCCTCTAGTGCTTCTATTCTTGACTTTAAATCGTCTATTATTGTTTGTTGTTGTTTTACAGCATTTACTAAATACCAAGTTATATTATCAGAATCAACGCTTAAACACCCATTCTCTCTTTCCTGTACAACATCAGGTAGTATTTCTTGTATTTCTTGTGCAATTACTCCAAGTTGTGTGCCTTCTTTTTCTATTGTTACTGAGTCTACAGCACGACCTGTCCAGTCTGTAATTTCATCTTTCGTTCTATACTCAAAGTTTTTAACTTGAATTTGTTTTATCTTTTCCAAACCAACATTGTTATCTACAATATTTTTCTTAATTCTTCTATCTGATGTTGTAGCCCAAGCTGATGAGTTGTTACCTTGATAGCCATTTCCACTACCTGTTCCTGCTGAAATAAAAAATGTAGCATCGCCTTTACCTGTATTTTCATATGTGGAAATCACTATGCATCTGTAAGCTGCTGAATCGTCTCCATTAGCATTAACACCTATCATAATATTTCTATCGCCTGTAGTTGTTATATCTCCTGCTTCTCTACCTATAAAAGTATTATGGACTCCACTTGTAACTACACTTCCTGCTTGATAGCCAACATAAGTACCACCATAAGCAGCGTGAGCTGCATTTCCTGCTTGTGAGCCTATAACTGTAAGTTGTGAATTAGACACACTATTACCTGTTCCTAATGCGTTATAACCGATAGCAATATTATCTTCTTGTGTTACTTGATTTTCTAAGGCTTCTCTACCAATAGCTATATTGTTTCTTGTTGCATAAACTGCTCCTGTTGCTAATGACGATGCTGCTAAAAATCCAATAGCAACATTTGAATGTGCATCTGTTGCAAGACCAAGAGCAGAAGTACCAATAGCAATATTGTGACTTCCAGTTGTAAGTGTCGTTGCTGCTCCATTACCTATAGCTACACAATCATCTCTATCACCTGCCGCATCAAAAGCTGTGTGTCCAATAGCAACATTTCCATCACCAGTTAATCCACTTCCTGTGTTATAACCAATCATTACATTATTTGCTACACCTGCACCTGCTGCTCCTAGTGAGTCTGTTCCGATGGCAATATTAAAACTTCCAGTTGTAAGGGTGTCTGCTGCATCGAAACCGATGGCAACATTAGAATCGCCTGAAGTTAAAGATGAAAAAACATCTACACCCAAACCAACATTATAATTAGCACCACTAATCGTGCCTGTAGTAGCATCGCCAAGCATAATGGAGGAAGTACCAAATGTTTTGGCATCTGATAAATCATTAATAGAACTTGCTCCACTTGCAGCATCTTCCCAAGCTACACCACTTCCTGTTGAGGTAAGCACTTGTCCATCACTACCTTGTCCACCATTTACTTTAAAGTTTTCAGAATCTACAAGACCTGCAAAAAAACTTTTATATTTTAAACTAGCTGTACCTAGGTCAATATCGTTATCTGTTACTGGAGAGATTGAACCATCTGCCATAGTGAACTGAGCAGTACCACCTGCACTAAACGACATTACATCTGCTGCACTAAAGAATAATCCTGCGTTGACATCGCCTGTATTACTAATACTAGGTGCTCCTGCTGAACCATCGGCAAAAGTAGCCTGTCCTGAAACATCTAAAGTTCCATTAATATCTATAGCTGTTGCAGTTAAATCTATTTCGTCTGTTGCACCTAAACTTAGTACAGTTGCACTTGAGCCTTGTACAAATTGACTAGCATCATTAAAACAAAGTTTATTAGTTGAATTTAATGTTAATCCTGTTCCATCTGTATGAGTAAGAGTGGTATCTCCATCTGCTCCAAAAGTTACAACTGCTGAGTCAGAACTAAAAGTGAGATCATCAGTTATAGTTAAATCATCTTGTACTTTTAAATCTACAACACTAAGACTGGCAAAAGCATCAACAACTGCTGCTCCACTACCTGCTCCATCTAAATAAACTGCTTTTGTATCGCCTGGAGGTATTGTTACATTGGCTCCAGAGCCTTGAGAAATAATAATATTTTGAGATCCACTTGTTCCATTTTCTATAAAGTGCATTCTGTTTACAGTATTGGGAGCTATGGTAATGGTGCAAGCTGAATCTAAAGTGCCTGTATATTTAACATACATAGCCCTAACTGGATCAGTTGCTCCATCTGCAATAGTTGAAGTATGAGTATCAGCGTTGGTAGTTATAGCTTCTGTTCCATAACCCAAAGCTTCGCCGATTAATTCTAAATTTGTATTGGTTGTTGTACCCCAAGTACCCGAACCATCTCCTGTGGCCATCTCATTTAGTCTGAGATCATTTACATATGTGCTTGCCATTATTTACCTCTTATTTTTACGCAACTGCCTCCCAATTGGGAGTTTGAGTGTCTGTTATAGTAGTATAGTTTGGAGTTTGGCTTTCATCAATACGTGACCATATCAAAACTGTTCCTACTGATCCTGTAGCGCTTTGTCCAGTTGGATAAACGTTTGCTGCTGCATCTGTGGTAACTGTTCCCAAAGATCCAGTTGCAGCATTTAGTGTAACAGATAAATTGTTGTTTGAAACGGTTGTTGCAGTTCCAAGAGCGGATGTCCCAGCTTGTCCTGTAGGTGTTACGTTGGCTTCACCATCTACTTCAACCGATACAGAACCTAATGTTCCTACAAGTCCTGCTACAGAAGCTATTGCTTGAGCATTTACTCCAGCTTGAGGAGCTCCTGTTGTTCCTACTTGAGATGCGGGTGTTACATTTGCTTCTGCATCAACCGCAACTGTACCTAAAGCAGATGTTCCTGCTCCTGGAGCTGTAAGCGTAACTGGAAGTGGCTCGCCCCACGTAAGTTGACCCCACGTGCCCCGACCCCAACCTGTTATATTAGCCATTTAAGGCTAGGCGATTCTTATAATCGCTGTACTGGCTGCTGCCGCTGGGAATACAATTGTAAAGTCTCCTGCTGTTGATGTTTTGTCTCCACCAAAGTCAATACAAGCAACTGATTTATTGCTGTCGCTAGAGTTGTAAATCATACAACCTCTAGCAGTAACTGTAGCGGTTCCAAACG